TTGAAAATGCAAAAAAAAGATACATTGAAGGGTCGCTAAATCAGACTGTTTTCCTGAAAATACAAGGCCGCTAACGCCGCAAAAATTTGCATAACCAATTTGTCTTTTTAGCCCGTTTTGCCGTGCGTGGCAACGGGCTATTTTTTGATTCGCGGCATTATACTATAATTATAGTTTAATTCGGCTATGTACCCCGTACATAAATAGGTGCAATTCTTTTATGTCCCTGTAAGATACACCATTCCATTTCTTCCGCATGGAAAGAATGGAAGCATTAGTTAACCGCCGCGTAAAGGTTTAGGCCCGCTATTGGTAGAATTTTGTCCCATGTGGGACTCAATTATGCGGGCAATACCTCCAATCTTCGGAGGACAGCGAATGAGCGCAGAAGAACGCGCCATTTCGCTTGCATCGTGCAAGCCCACAGACATTTGGGGGATGCCTACCGATTGGCAATCTTATGGAGGCCCAGTTAGTATCAACAATGCGCTTTCTGTGCCCGCTGTTTGGGATGCTGTTAAAAAGGTTTCTGAAACGCTGGCAAGCCTTCCAATTGATCTTTACAGGGTCACGAAAAACGGCTCAGATGTAGCAGATAACCATCCCGTCCGCTACCTTATCAAAACCGAGCCATCCCCTTACGTTTCATCTTACGTATTCCGCCGGGCCTTATTCTCCCGCGCCTGCTTTGACGACGCATTTGCCAAAATCCACCGGAACGGAAATGGCCGCCCATCTAAATTAGAATTGATGGATGGCAGCGTAACCGTCTACCAAAAAGACGACGGCAGCCTTTTTTATGTATGGCATTGGAACAAAGGCAATGCGCACGGCACCGAAACACTCCTTCAGCACGAAGTCATTCACATTAAAGGGTTCAGCCTTGATACGTCAAAAGGTATTGACGTGGCAAGCATTCACGCTGACACACTGGGTTTTGCTGTTGGTGCAAATAAGTACGGGAATGCCTTTTTTGCTAATAACGCCTCAGTAGACAAGGTATTAACGTCCCCAACACCATTACAGCCAGAGCAGCGCAAGCAATTGCAGGACAAAATAGGCTCTGTAAGCGGCGCAAGGAAAACAGGCAGCACATTGGTGCTGGATGCTGGAATGGATTTAAAGCGCATTGGCTTAAATCCTGAAGAGTCTATGCTCAACGAAAGCCGCGCCTTCCAGGTGAACGAAATTGGCCGCGTCTTTGGTGTACCCGTCCACCTTATGCAAAGCATGGACAGGGCTACTTTCAACAATATAGAGGCGATGAACACCACGTTTGTCACTCTTTGCCTTCGCCCGTGGGCCGTCCAGGCTGAGCAGGAATTTGCAATCAAATTGCTTACCAGGGACGAAAAGGAATCCGGTAACTACTTCTTCAGACACAATTTCGAGGGCTTGTTGCGTGGCGACACGGCGGCAAGATCGGCATTCTATGCGTCGGCTATCCTCAATGGGTACATGACTCGTAACGAGGTGCGCGAAAAAGAAAATCTAAATACGCTGCCAGGGCTTGAAAAGCCTTTGGTGCCTGTAAACATGGCCATAATTAACAACGATGGGCAAGTGGAAACGCAACCGATACAAGAACAAGCGCCAAAACCAGGGCAACCAGGTAGCGGCGGACAAAAACAGCCTGATGGAACAGCGCAAGATCAACCAGCCGCAGCACAATAGCGATACTGCGCAAGTGTCCGACGTTGAACGTCGGTTTATAACGGAAAAGGTGGAATACCGCGCCTCCGAAGATGGCGGCATGGGCGAGGTATTTGGCTACGCCCTAAAATTTGGCGTGGAATACGACATGGGCGATTTTGTGGAAGTCATTGCGCGTGGCGCACTTGACAAGGCAGACATGGCCGACGTCCGCATTTTGGACAATCACCAAAGCCACCTCATTTTAGGCCGAACCAAGTCTGGAACTGCAAGTATTGGCATTGACAATGTGGGCCTTTGGTATCGCGCTTCATTGCCTAATTCCCCAAATGGTCAAAACATGCGAGAATCTCTTTTGCGCGGTGACATTGACCAAAGTTCATGGGGCTTTCAGATTCGCAGAAACGACGCGGGCCGCCGCATTGGCGATTCATGGGAAAAACGAGATGGAAAGGAATACCGCACCATCCATGATGTTTCAATCGTATTTGATGCCTCCCCAGTAACATTCCCGGCCAACCCTGACACGTCCGCTGCCAAGCGCAGCCGTGATGAAGCTTTTTCCGAGCAGCGCGACAGCCCGCAAGTAGAAACCCGCGAAATGGATGATATGCCAGAGGAAATCGCCTGCATGGTTGACAATGTAGCATGGGCAACATGGTACGGGAACAACATGGTATCTCAATTGAACCGCTATATGTCGCAGTACAGCGACTACGCTACCGAAAACACGACTACCGCCCCTGTTTTTGCGGCACTTGCAGAGTCTTGCCAGCAGGCAAAGACAGCGCTTGTGGCCTTCATTGACGGGCACATTGACGCGCTTAAAACACCTAATAACTCAGAGTTCCGGGCTTCCGGCGCTGAGCCTGAACCAAACACAAATAACACGGAAACTGACACCGTCCTTATGCAATTGCAACTGGAAGAGGCTAGGTTTAAATTAAACAAACTAAAAAAATGAGCAAAACATCTCAAGACCTGCAAGCCGAATACGAAAGCGTCTTGCGAGGATTAGGCGACCTTCAAAAAACAGAGGGGCTAAAACATACCGATGAGCGTTGGGTTAATGGCATAGCAGATATGCGCAGGCTTGAAGGCGAAATCGAGTTTGCGAAAGAAAAAGAAGCCGTCGAAAAGCGGCGACTTGAAATTTCTGTATCGCAAGTTCCGCAACCAGGCGCTACTACCAACACGCGCGATATGTCCTATGAGGGCGTGTACAAGCGTTGGCTTATTCGTGGCAAAGATGAACGCCTGCCAGATGACGAAATGCGTGTGCTTGAAACTCGTGGCACCAACACCAACATTTCTAGCACAAATTCGCTTGGCGGATACGCCGTTCCTACTTCATTTTCAAATGAGATGGAGTTTTACGGAATTTGGGCTGGTGGCATGTTTGAGGCTTGTCGTGTGAAAGAAGATCCGATTGGTGGGACTTTGAACTGGCCAACAGGCAACGATACATCAACAACAGGATTGATTTCCGGACAGGGCGCAGCGCGTACCGTTCAGGATTTAACTTTCGGTAACGTTTCTTTTGGCGATTACACTGTTGACTCTGGCCTTATTAAATTAAGCCGAGAACTACTCAATGATGAGCGCGTTGGCCTGCTTCAATCTTCGCTTGCCGAACTGATTGCAGAGCGTATCAATCGCAAAACGAATGCAATTCTGACTAATGGCACCGGAACATCTGAGCCATACGGCTTGACGACAGCGGTGACTGCTACCGGGATCACATCTGCATCTGCTACAGCAATAGCGCAGGCAGAGCTGCTTAAGTTGATGTACAAGGTTGACAAATACTACTCAAATGGCCCAAAGGTAGGTTGGATGATGCACCGCAGCATGGTCGGCTATTTGCGAACGCTTGACTTTGGCACGTCTACTACGCACCTTTTTGCAGACATTAAAGCACAAGGCGAACCAGATATGCTGCTTGGCTATCCAATCTTTATCAACAACGACTTGCCAGCCGCAAACGCAACGACAGGCCTGCCTGTAACTGCTAAAAAGCATATCTATTTTGGTGATTTCAGCAAGTACATGATCCGCCGAATTTCTGGCGTGTCCGTTGAGCGCAACGATTCTGTTTACTGGGCAAACTTCGCAGTTGGCTTCATGGGATGGACTCGACTGGATGGCAATCTGATTACCCAAGGCGCAATCTTGCCCCTTTTGCAAGCATAATGAGGATCAGGGCGACAGTGACTAAAGACGGCTATGTATCCGGTCAAGAATATGACATAGATGCAACCAAGGCCACTGCAATGATTGTAGCAGGAGCCGCCGAACTTGTTACTGTCGCCCCAAATTCTGATAGAGAAACCGCAATTCCACGACGCAAATACGAGACGCGCTAAATGGCTTATAAAGTAGCAACAGCGCCTGTTTTAGAGCCTTTTACAAGGGCTGAAATTAAAACATGGCTTAAAATCCAATCGTCTGTGACGGTCGAGGATACGCTACTTGACAACCTAATAGTAGCGGCAAGGGATTGGGCGGAAAAGCAGACCAATACGGCGCTGATTACACAGACAATCGAAGAATATTT